CATTAAGGACAAACCATGGATAAGAAAATTAAGAAACAGAGTTTCCTAACTACTTTTCCTAGGTATGTTAGATGGCTCGCAAATAATTTGACAATGTCAAATTATCAGGAACAATCTATTGCCCTTATGGTCACAGATAAAATCCTTCGCGTAATTGAAAGTCGCGGCTATGCCGAGGCAATCAGATACACTAAGGACCTACGCCTAAAATTTCTAAAATTTATACTTAGTATAAACAAAGAAACTTTTAGCATTAGGGATCAGTCAAGATTACCTAAAATCTTAAGGCCTGTAGGTCGAATGGTATTAGAATCGAAAAGTTACCCTTTTATTAGGCTAATCTTCTCAGTCCTATACCTGACTCGATCTATCAAGCTGGAAGGTGAGATATCGACATCAACAATCGAAATGCACCCTACACACAGTAGGGATGTATCAGATTTAGATGAAGATATCAAAGCCTTCCTTAAAACGATAGGTGTAAATCCTTTCCATTTAGGTAAAGTTCCGAAAACCTTACGGTTTAAGGAATTCCATATGACTTCTAAAAGTGGACCCAATGGGCATGCCCTTTGGACCTCTTTCAGAGATTATATGGCTTTAACCGATCAACAAAAAGAATCCATTAGGATAATTGGAGGAGATCGACTTAAAGACCTGATGGTCAAGTTTTCCGAACTTTATCAAAGAATTCCATCTTTTTTCGAGCAGTATGCGACCCGCAAGGGCCGACTACTTACTCGGAAATTGGTGAAAATCAATGATAAAGAAGGAAAAACAAGAGAAGTAGCAATCGGAGATTACTATAGCCAAGCAGCTTTGCTGCCTTTGCATAAGTATCTCATGAAAACTCTTCAAAGGATTAACCAAGACTGCACTCAGAACCAAACTAAATTATTCTATTCTATTGAGAGTTCAATAAAGAGTTCTTATCATAGTATAGACCTTACGGCCTTTACAGATAGGTTCCCTATAGAGATCAATCATAGAATATTATTACTTTGGTTTGGTAAGGAATTTGCTGATAGTTGGAAACACTTGATGGTTGGAGAACCATTTGATTACTTAGGTAATGAAATTTATTACCGAACAGGTAATCCAATGGGACTCTACTCATCTTGGGCTTCCACAACATTATCTCATCATTTCCTTTTATTTCTAGCCGCAAAGCGGTGTAGACTTAATTGGAAACGAAGTAGATATATGTTGCTTGGTGATGATATCGTTATCGCTAACGATAGACTCGCCGAAGCCTATCTTCAAATCCTTTCTGAATGGGGGATTGGATTTAATAAATCTAAAACCCATACATCAGAAAATGGTTTCGAATTTGCAAAGCAAATACGACTCCATGATCAAAATGTATCCCCATTTCCTTTATCCGCTCTCTTTGAGCGCCGAAGAGAAAAGATTTCTTCTCTTGGCATAATTCTCAATGAGATTCGTATGAAGAATTGGAATTCAGATTTGAAAGCAGTCGTAAAGAGTTACTATATTAATGTGTTTCGTTGGCCTAGACCTAGGTTTAGAGCCTTCGAACCAATTATTAATATGGTAATATCCTTACTCGATTATCTACAAGGTAATGATCCATTAGGTAAAGGCATGGCAAAAGCCATACGTCTCTACGTAAGGTCTATTACTGGTGATAAAGGTGCATGGAAGCTCCTATCCAAAAAGGATAGAAGACTTTTCACGCATTGGGTTGTCACAAAGACAGTCCAAACTTTATACCTAGATTCTCGAGAAAGGATAGTAAGCAAATCCACTGGTGGCACGCTCGGAGAGCTTGCTACACAGATGGTTATGCAGATTACCTCTTTACGAGATGGTGGAGCGGACTGTTTCGATTTAATCGAATCAGTTCCGTTCCTACAGGTATATGGTAGGGCCGAAGAAGTATTTCTAAGGTCCTATGACGATCTCTATGATTACGGTATGGGAAGCTCAAATGAGCAACTCAGACGTGATCTAGGGAAAGTCGATATACCTCTCTCAGATGCAGGATTCTATGTACGTCATAGAGACGTACTTATTGTCCAAGCAATGAGAGCCTCTAAGATCTTAACTAATCTTTTATCTACGACAACCGAAGTTGTTGCATATAATGGACAGCTAAGGATCCCTCTTCCTTGGGGTGATTCCCTAAAGAAGAGAAGGTAATAGATCACCGGTT